TGCTTACGTCGACATTAACGGCAAAGAGTTAATAATAAAACGGTCTAGACCCAAGAAGGAAGAATTTACTTTAGATGGCAAACCTGTCAACTCACAAGAAGAACTTGAATCTATTCTCGATCTTACGTACCAGCAATTCCTTGTATCTATGTATGTATCTCAATCAGGTGATGTAAAGTTTATTAATCTTAACGACTCTTCCAAGAAGGACTTCTTCCTTAACATCCTTAACCTAGATGATTTTGATAGTGTTAAATCCCACACGGATAAAATCATAAAAGTTTTAGAATCTAAGCAGCTAGAAATTAACTCAGAAATTAGTACGTTAAATACTAAGATCTCAACGTCTGAAGAAATGTTAGAGGATGACGAGGAGATAAAAACAAAAATCTCAAACTTAGATACTAAAGATTTAAAGGTTAAGTTGAAAAATATCGATACAACTCAACCAGACTTATTTCAGCTTAATACCTTAGAAACTAAACTATTCAATGCTTTAAATGATGTGAGTGGTGAGATATCTAAAGTTAGTGTATCGAGAGAGAGCTTGTCAGATTTAGACTCTCAGATTAAACAGCTATCTGAAGAAGTTGATAGTATAGGTCACACTATTGAGTGTCCACACTGTAGCGAAGACTTCGTTATGGTTGGTTCATCCACCTTGACAAAAGAGCAACTACTTGAAAAAATAGAGAAAAAGAAGCTAAAACTACAGAGTAAAAGAAAGACACTTGTAGATATAATTAATTCTGAATCTACCCTTTTAAGTAAGAAAAAAGATATAAAGGAAGCTATATCTAAAAGCCAGATTAAGAAGAAAGAGGTGAGCGCAACATATATGGAAAATCGTGAACAGTTTTCTGAACTTAAGTCTCTAATAGATAAGCGAGAATCAGCAATAGAGTTCCTAAACGACAAGCTTGATAGGAACAAAACTATTAAAGATAACATCGCTAAACACCAGAAGCGAATCTCTAAACTGAAAGAAGAAAAGAAAGAGGTAGATACTTCTTTAGAAGTACATAAAACACTAGTGTCATTCTTCGCTCCTACTGGTGCTCCAGCATATCTACTAGATTCTGCCATAGATGTATTTAATGAGAAAGTCTCTCACTACATATCCTACATCTGGCCCAATGCATCATACACACTTCTATCCTATAAAGAGAATAAAACTGGAGGTATAAAAGCAAAATTGTCTGATTCGCTAGTGATCGGTGGCAATAATGTATCACTTGGTTCTCTCTCTGGAGGAGAGTTGCGATGCCTATCACTTTCGATAGATTTTGCCATATTAGATACCATTGAGGCGCTGATGGGCAAAAAGATAAACCCATACATATTAGATGAACCATTTGAAGGACTAGATGCTTCTAATCGTGAGAAAGCTATTGAAATGCTTGATAATTTAGCAAATACTCGACAAGTGTGGGTAATTGATCATCAGAGTGAGTCTAGAGCACTATTTTCTGATATAATGAGAGTTGAGAAAAGAAACGGTGTTTCTGCTATATTAGGTGTTTAATGGAAGAATTAATCAAAAAACTTACACAAATGAAAGAGTTAACTGCTCAAGTTGCTCAAAATTTGGAAAGCTTATCTCAGCCCAAGATTAACCCTACACCTAATTCTGATGTTGTAAAGCCAAGCAAACCTATCAAACCTACCACACAGGGTCAGAAAAAAGACCCTAAAAAGATGGCAGAACAGCTAAAAAATCCAGATTCTAAGAAAATTGCTATGGACAATATTAAGTCTGGTGCCAACCTACTAAAATTCAATGAAAACGGTCAATGGTCACTAACTAAAGTAGAGGACGAAGATCAAGTATAACCTATAGATGGAGGTTATATGAATAGATCCGAGATATCCTGTGTCTTAACCCTTGATCCAGCAGCAAGTACTGGATTTTCAGTTGCCAAAATACAAGACGGTGTCTTCAATATTATCGACTACGGTTTTATTGACGTTGATAAAAGTACTGACTTTATCGGTGACGCTTGCATCAGTCTAATGGATCAAATAGAAGAAATCATAGAGAAGCATGGGGTAGATTACGTGACCGTAGAGGACTTCTTTTTCAGCTCTAGGACACCACAAGGATCTGATGTAAACTCTGCATATCGTACAGCAATTCACATATTGTGTAGAAAAAGGGGTTTAGAATACACGATTCTAAACATATCAGCATGGAAAAAGCTAGTAGCTGGCAGATCTACCCCAACTAAAGAGCAGAAGAAAATGTGGGGCAAAGAGGCTGCTAAAAAGCTGATGATACAAGATGCACTATGGAAAAACTACGGATTCAAATTCCCTAACCATTCCTTATCAAAAAAGACTGGAAAACCTATTAAATTTAGGTACGATATAGTAGATGCCGTAGGTTTGGCAGTCTACTTTGCCCGCCAATACCTTGATATTCAAAGGGTAGAATTATCCGTAGAGATACCAAATGATCATGATTTTGGTAAACGTCCACCAAAAACTTTATTCAATTATTAGGAGATGTTATGGCTTTAGACTTAGGTAAAGCAAAAAAGGTTCTTGGTTCTACTTACATTGAGGACCACAACGAGGTAACTGAAGACCGTGCAGCTGAGTTAATTGTCAAAGCTGAGCAAAAGATCAAAGCACTTGAGTCTGAGAAGTCACAAGACGAAGAGCTAGCTGCTGCGACACAGATCAAGAAAGATCTAGAATCAGGCTACAACAACGCCATCAAGTATGAGCGTGCCAAGATTGATTACTTACTTGCTAAGATCGAAGAGATCCAAGAAGGTGATGTAAACGAGTTTGCAAGCGTGTAAAATCAACGTGTTAAGGAGTTAGCTGTGGGTCTTGAAATTGTATTTGCTTTCGTATTCAGTCTAAGATTCTACGCAGGATACCAGGCTGCTCCTGAACAAGAATCGAAACCATTCCCTCAAGAAGAGCAAGTTCTAGTGTCTAGTGAAATTAAGTGATATAATATTTACGCTATCTTATTAAGTTAGGGGAATAAAATGTCACTTAGAACAGACTACACAGGCGCTTTAGATGTAAAGCTTGCAGCTGCAAGAACCGCAGGCTATGACTTTATTATTACAGACAACATCGCCGATATATCAACTCAAATTGTAGCTCAGGCAGATAAGGGTGTGAAAACGTTTACACTTACATTTGCTACCACATTTCAGCCAGACGATCTAAGATTGGAAGGTTGCTTGTGGGATGCTTATAGATCTGGAGTTCAGCAAGGACTATACGAGCAAGATATCATGGCAAATGAAGTGTCTGTATCTTTAAACACATCTGATACGGTATCTACTAGGGTCAATCTTAACTTCACATTCTAGGCCGATACATGAGAATGGGCAGTGGTTGCTAAAGTCAGATGACTTCAGCGCAAACCTATACGATGAACATGAGGTCGTAGTAGATCCTCATAAATTTCAGTACGCAGACACCAAAACTCGTGATGAGTACCACTCTGCAAATAAGAAACATGGACTAATTTAATAAGAAAATTCGTATAACCTTTTATATCTAGGAGGTTTACATGGATTTTTTATGGATCGATACAGAGACAACTGGTCTGTATTCTGATAAACACGATGTCGTTCAGGTATCTTGTATCCCAGCGATAAACGGTACAGAGATGGAACCATTTAATGAGTTCTGCCAACCAAAGAACTGGGATGCTATCCAAGAAGAGGCTATTAAAGTACACGGTATTACTATAGATAGAATGAAGACTTTCCAGACGCAAGAAGAGCTTCTTGAAAAGTTTATTAACTACCTCGACTCCTTCAATACTAAGTTTATTATCTCTGGTTTCAATGTAAATTTCGATCGACAGTTCTTATCTGCGCTGTTCAATAAGTGTGGTCGTCCTAAAGATTTCTTCCGTATATTTGATCTTCAGATACACGACACTTTTTTGCGTGCTAAAGAAGTAAAGTCAATGATCGGCACTAAGAGTATGAAGCTAGAAGTGCTCGCTAATCATTGGGGTGTTAAGATCAAGGCGCATGACGCTTTATCGGATATTCAAGCAACTATTGAAGTAGATAAACATGTAGGTACTCTTCTAGGCGAAGATCTTAATCATACAATAGCTAAACATGAAGTAAAGAACGAAGATCTATCACATCTAATAGAACCAGCCCAGCTACATCTACACTCAATGTATGACATGTCAGAATCAGTTCCTACTGTTGAAGAGTGGGATGAGTGGTGTAAACAAAACAAAATACCTGGATTTGGAATTGCTGATCATGGTTCTGGTATTTCACTGTTTAAGATGAGAGGTGTTTATTCAGATATCACTCGTGTGCCCGGTGTTGGACTATATATGATTGAAGAAGATGAATTGTTTGCCATAAATGCATGGGCAACATCTACACAGGGTTACTATAACTTAATGCACCTATCATCTATAGGATACGAGAATGCACTGGAGATTGATGGAATTAATAGGCCAATACTGCGAAGAGAATCATTTACCAAAGAGCTTACAGAGGGAGTTATCTTCTCCACAGGGGGCGAAACGAATACAGCAATTGCGAAATTCATTAGAGAGGGTGACTTGGACTCTGCACAAGCTGGATTTTGTGAGCTTTACGACATATTTGGACAACAAAGCCTACTTATTGAATTCGTTGCAGCCGACATCCACTATTCTTATAGTCCTAAACGAGGTTTCCAAAGAATTACAAAAAACAAAGTAATAATAGATGGTAATTTAGCGAAAGCATATAATAATTTTATGCTAGATATGGCTGACAAATATAGGGTAAAGTGTATACCGTCATGTGGAGCAAGCTTTATTCAGTCAGAGGATAAGCTTCTTCAAGACGTAATTATGAGAAACTCACACACTAGTGGCAAGTGTTACAGTGAGTCGTATCATGCGAAGACTGGTAGAGACATATACACAATACTTAAGTCTCATCTAGGCGATAGGCTAAACTTAGACATATTCAATAGCTGGTCTAATAACACACTACAAATTGTAGAGCAGGCTAAACAAATCAATATTGAGTATGATTATCACATGCCAGAGATTGATATACCTGCTCACATTAAGGCTAAAACTGATGATTATGATAAGCAGACATACTATTATCTTGTAGAGCTCTGCAAAAAGCACGGTCGATGGCGAGATGATAAAGTTTATATAGATCGATTCAAAAAAGAAATCGATGTCATCATGAAAAATGATGTTATCAACTTCATACCGTACTTCTTACTTTATGAAGATATATGCTCTTATGCACGTTCCCAAGGAATCTTACAGAATATTGGTCGTGGTTCTGCTGGTGGGTGCCTAATCTCTTACTATCTTAAAATCATACATATCGATCCTGTAAGTGCAGACTTACCATTTGAACGTTTCTTATCTCATGCTCGTATTGCAGCGGGTTCATTCCCCGATATTGATTGTGACTTCGGTAACCGAATAGGCATATTGAAATACTTAGATAAGAAATATGGTGATGGTTTTGCTCAGATATGTACGTTCTCTAAGATGAAGACAAAGAACGCGATAAAAGATGCTATGTGGGCACTATATGGTAAGAACCGTAATGATCCTGTTGTAAAGAGTGTCTGTGACCTAATTCCAGACTCCCCACAGGGCGTTGAAGAGTACGATTTCTTGTATGGTTTCACTAATAGAGAGGGTGAATATACACCCGGTGCAATTGAGACCATACCGGAGCTTAGATTGTTCTTTGAGCAGTATTCTCAGGTTGAGAATATGGTTAAGCGCCTTATCGGCATTGTTAGAGGCTGGTCTAGACATGCATCCGCATTCGTTGTATCAACATTAGACCTATCAAGATCTAGAACCCCCACTCTTAGAATGCATGATAAACATATCGGCAAGAACATACTTGTAACACAATATGAAGCTTCTATGGTAGAGAGGAATAATCTAGTTAAGGCTGATATTCTCGGTGTAACTACGATCCAGGCGGTTTCTGACTGTATAGATCTAGTAAAAGAGCGCCATGGAATAGACTTACTAGAAGAAGATGAGTTTGGTACTGCGTTGATCTATCGTTTGCCAGAAGATTCATCTGTTTACACTGATTTTTACAATAAGAAAACTGATTCATCGTTTCAGTTTAATACGTCGCTAATTAAAGGCTACATACAGCAATTCGCTCCTACTCAGAGAGAGCACTTATCTGCAATGACAGCCTTATGTCGACCTGGTGCACTAGATGCTCCCTTTGTTAATGACGAGATATCGCTAGATGACAATGTATCAGCTGCGCAATATTATATGGATGTCAGGAATAAGGAACGAAAACTTTCATACTTACATCCAGATCTAGCCACATGTACATCTAACGGTGTATTTGTTTATCAGGAAGAGGTTATGAAATTCTTGGTTGACTACGGTGGCTACACACTTGAAGAGTCAGATCGTATACGTGGTGCTATCGCTAAGAAGAAGCAAGACGTGATGATGGAAGCGTTTGAGAAGATTCGCCAGAACACTACACCTCGCGGATGGACACCAGAACAGCAACAGGTTGTTTGTGACATGATTCAAGCGTTTGCGCGATACTCCTTCAACAGATCTCACTCTCGCTGTTATGCAGAACTAGGTTATATTACTATGTACTTAAAGCATCACTATAAACTAGAGTGGTGGGTTTCAGAACTAAACAACACAGACAAAGAGACTAAGATTAGGCACTACGTGTCATTACTAGGCGATCTTATCCTTCCCCCATCTCTTGCAAAGCC